CAACATGCCCAGAAGTGCCCCAACGCCTTGCCGTTACCCCGGCTGCGGGGCGGTACTGGCAAGCCCGGGCTTTTGTTCCCAGCACCGAGCCAGCGCGCACCGTGACTACGGGCGGGCCAGGCGTGGCTTTGACGCTGAGGTCGGCTTCTACCAGTCCAAGGACTGGCGGGTGCTGAGGGCGGCGGTGCTTCGTGAAAGCCCCCTGTGCCTGGCGTGCAAGGACCACGGTCGCCTGGTTGCGGCTGGGGTGGTTGATCACGTGGTGCCGCTCAAGGACGGCGGTGCCCGCTTTGATAGGGCCAACCTGCAGCCTCTCTGCGTCTCTTGCCACAACCGCAAGACGGCCAGAGAGACTGCCGGCCGGCGCTAGACCCCCTTGCCCACGAGGTAGGGGGGTCGAATCTCTACGGTTGGGCGGCGCAGATGCGCTCGCCTGCCCAAATTTTTCCGCGTGCAAATTGAAAAACTTTTTTTGGACAAGCCAATGCCGAAACTGACCGCTGAACAGGCTTACATGGCAGACCTGGCCGAGATTCAGAGGCTAGATGCGTCGTCCTGGATTCCTGCGGGACCGGAAGACATGACCTCGGCCCAGGCGGAGGATCTGCGTGCAATGACCTTGTCTGAGCTTTCGCAACTTGCGGTCCAAGCCGAAGAGTTGGAGCCACATGGCCGGCCGTAAACCGTTGCCTGTGGCGGTCAAGAAGATCAAGGGCACGCTTCAGAAGTGCCGAACCAACCCGCATGAGCCTCGCCCAGGGGGGCAGTTGGGTGAGCCACCTGAGTACATGTCCGATGTCGCCAAGGAGGCCTGGATCTATGCGGTGGAGAACGCACCGCCGGGTTTGTTGTCATCGCTTGACGCATCCGTGCTGGAGCGCTGGGCCAACTGCGCAGGGCTTTACCGTGAGGCGTTGGGCAAAATCAATCGATCGGGTGTGGCCGGCATGATCATTAAAACGCCAAGCGGTATCTTGCGTCGCTCGCCGCTCATGGATGTGATCCGTGATCTGGCCCAGGAGATGAAGGGCTACGAGACGGAGATGGGGTTCACCCCCGCATCCCGCTCGCGGGTTCAGGTGCCGCAGGATTTGGTCGACAAGAACGATCCCTGGGCTGAAATCGCTGGCTGAAGATCAGATTGATGACTGATTGATCCGCAGCATCAGTGTCATGGGATGTGCGGGCGACGCCTTAAAACCGTAGTACTCGTAAAACTGGCGGGCACGATCGTTGAGTGCATGCACAAGCATGGCTCGCACACCTGTGTTTTGCGATACCAGTACACAGCGCTGCAGCGCATCCTGAAGCAAGGCTGCCCCCAGTTTCATTCCTTGCGCTCGGGCATCGACAGCCAAACGGGCCAGGACCATCACTGGAATCGGGTCGGGCATGTTCTGACGAATAGACCGGGTAGTGTCTTGGTGCGCGACGGCACCTGCAGCCAAAGCGTAGTAGCCCATGACCTCACGCTCTGGGGTCGTGACGACGAACGTGCGGCTGGCACCACTGGTCTGGTTGCCCAGAGCGCGGCGTTTGAGCCACTCGTCGAGCGTCGATTCGCCGCAGGCGAATGAACTGACTTGGTGATCGGGTGACAACGACTCCGGGGCACGCAAGTTCATGCGCCAACTTTCCAGGGGGCCTTGACCGCCAGCAAGCGCTCAAGTCCTGGGTTAGGTTGTACCGGCGCCTCCAGCATGGCCGTGAACTCCCGGAACTTGGCGTCATCGAGGCTGAAGAACACCTGATCAAGGAGCACCGACTGGGCCTTGTCGCAGGCGGCTTCCAGCATGAAGTCAGAGCGGTTTTTACCCAGAAGGCTCGCGGCCTGGTCGATCAGGTCGCGTTGCTGAGGCAGGGCTCGCAGATTGATGGCGGCGTCGCGCATGGCATCTCCAAATGAATATACAACAGATACACATATCCTAATCGGATGTGTAGCTGATGTCAACACAAGATCGAATTGGCCGCGGCATGAATTCACAGTCACAACCAGCCAAGATAGCAAGGCAATACGCCGAACAGGTGGTGGCTGGAGAAATCCTGGCTTGCCGCTGGGTGCAGCGGGCCTGTCAGCGACAACTGGATGACCTCGCCAAGTTCAAAGGAAAAGCCAGCCCCTACCTTTTCAACCCCAAGCTCACGGACAAGGACGGCAGGAGCTTCCAGCCAGCCGACAACCTGTGCGCGTTCATTGAGCGCTTGCCACATGTGAAGGGGCCGCTGGCAGGCGAGCTGATTCACCTTGAGCCCTGGCAGGCCTTCATCCTGACAACGGTTTTCGGATGGGTCAAACCCAATGGCACGCGGCGCTTTCGGCGCTCGTACATCGAGGTGCCCCGGGGTAACGCCAAGTCGACCCTGTCGTCGGCCGTGGCCCTGTACATGCTGGCTGCCGACCGTGAAGGCGGTGCCGAGGTGTATTCGCTGGCAACCACGCGAGACCAGGCAAGGATCGTCTTTGGCGACGCGCAGACCAGGCC